TTTCTATTTGACCTGTCGTTTCTTCGACCTCTATTTCTGAATCTGTCAATTTCAAATAGGTCGTGTAAATATCCTTGACTATATCAGAGCATTTACCTTTGTATGATTTGGTTAAGAAGATATTAGAACTGACATAAGAAGGAGCAGTGACAGCGTGAATGTCAAATACTTTGTGCTTGGTATTTTCTAATTGGTCTAGATTCTTCAACTCAGAAATATAGAATGACTTGATTAACTTGAATTCGTCTTCGTCTGAGACATATAGGGTAATCTCAATTTCGTCGCCGACTGAAATGAAGCCCTTGTCGAATAGACCAGAACCGTCAGAATACGTCGCCTTCAGAAACATGCTTTTCATAGAAAGAGCCTGCGTGATGCTAAAAGAAGTAATGTAGTTTAACAAACTAAACTTCATTTCCTCTCCTGGCGCAGCATTCTTTCTCTTGATAGTGATATCAAGATAATGCTGGTTTACTGTATCTTTGTTATTAATTATCATGTTTTATTTTTGAAGACTTTTATTTAATTCAATAGCAATACGAGGAGCATATGATGCGTCTACTAGTTTTATTGCTCTTCTTTCTTCATTCGATTCAGATTCTTTTGTGTAATCGCTTATAGGAACAAACAATCCCTTACCTGCGTCTGTGTATGCATAAATGAATGTATCAACATCAATCACGATATCGCTTGTCTCATCACCATATCTGTATTCTCTCAGACCATAGGTTGTCTGATGCGTATTGGATACGAGGTCAACTGGAAACTTTGCTTCGACAGTCATTGAAGTGTCGCTATCAATCTCTGTTACTTTTCTGTATAGATTATTAGCCTTCAGATAATCACCAACGCGGAAACGTCCCGTAAATGAAGTTCCAGAACCAGTGACTGTTGTGTTGCTTGTAGAAATAGTTCCAGAAAGATTGGCGTCAAAATATCCGCGCGCAGCATCTATAGAACCATATTTGGCGATGATATAATCATCAAACTCAGAAGTGCTAAGTGGCCACTCAAAATAAGGGTCAGTAATTTGATTTGCTAGAATAACCAACCATGCATAATCAATAGAACCGTAGTAGTTGTATGCGACGGTAGTTGGGCGATCGCCGTCTTCTAGAAGATACTCATAGAATCCTTGGCCACTTAAAAACAACTCAGAAAGAAACGTCGACTTCAGCATGATGTTTCTTAGAGAAATACCATTGTAGTTTACTATCGGAAAGTTCTTGAAATACTGACTTGACATATTAGACCTTATAAGTGTTTATTGTGGCTCTGTTCGCTTGTTCAGTTGTTTTCTTTTCTTGCGCTGCTTGCGAATCTGCTTGTTCGATTCCTTTCTTTCTTTCTTGCTCTTCGCCGAAGAATGTGCTGTCTACTTTCATAGACTGACTACTGCTACCTTTATCAATTAGATCTCTGCTCAGTGGATATATTTCTTTGAAGTTGAAAGATAGTTTCACAATAGAAGGAGCAGCGCCACCAGCAGTTGTGTCAAAGAATGACACGCCACCATCTCCACCGAAGTCAACTGAAATATCGGTGATGTATCCGCGCGAGAAAGCATACAAGAAATCAGAACCAACAAACGAGATTTCAAACTCATAAGGGAAATCTAAGAAGTATACATCTTCTGCTGGCAAAGACAAGTAACGCAGAGCATTAATTATCTTCTTTAGAGCTTCGCTTTCTTTTTGGCTTGTTGGAGCAAATGTATATGAGAACTCGAAATTTCTTTGTTCTACGTTTTTGAACATGATGGTCGAGTAAGGATTAGGAACACTCTGAGTTCCAAGAGCAAAGATATCACCTAGTTCTTGACTGAAGTTCTGTAACATTTGTCGTCCAGCATATCCGCCTGCGCTACGAACAGCTGCTGATGCATCTCCTGTACCAAGAGATTGACCCGCGCTAAACATAGCTGCACTGACGCCAAGAGAACTGGCATTATATGATACCGATAATTTATCAGCCAGCTTTTCTGGAATAGGAAGAACAATAGATCGTTCGGTTATCTTCGTATTCTGCGCGACTGGTCTAGCCCTATCGAAACCGAACTCATCGCGTCGATTGGCCACTGCGCCGAGAGCACCCGAACTTACGTTAGCGCCAAGAACCTCTCCTTTGTCAGAGTAGTTTACTGCTACTTGTTTCAATATTTGACCAACCTGCACCTTGTGCGGGACGATATGCATATAGACAAACGCTTTATCTACATCTAGCGGAAACATGAATGGCGTTTGGGTCGAAGAATTAAGGCTCTCTTTCTTCTGTTTGATTTTTTCTGCAGGAGTTCTTATTGTTGACGATGGCATATAAATACCTTGTTGATTATACTGTTTATTTAGGCGACAAAATGGCATGGAAAGGAAGATACACGGTCAAGAACCCAGCTAAATATAAGGGTGACCCGACCAAAGTTATTTATAGGTCGAGTTTAGAACTCAAGTTCATGAACTTCCTAGACACTCATCCAGACGTAATTGAGTGGAATTCCGAAGAGGTAATCGTTCCATATCGTTGTGTGACTGACAACAAGATGCATCGATATTTCGTGGATTTCTGGTACAAAACCAAGATGAAAGACGGTACGGTACAGACTCTATTGATAGAAGTCAAACCGAAATCTCAGACTCGTGAGCCAAAGAAACAACAGAAAAGAACCCGACGATACATCAACGAAGTGATGACTTGGGGAAAGAATCAATCGAAATGGAAAGCCGCAGAGGAATACTGCAAAGACCGTGGCTGGAAGTTTCAAATCATAACAGAGAAGGAAATTAACGGCTAATGGCTGCATACATCTATACTAAGCTAGTCAGCGATGCCATGAAATCTGGTATCGAAGTAACCGATCGATCTAGAAAATCGATCACATGGTTGCGCCAGAAATATAATGATATCACGAGAGGTAGTGTAAGAACTACAAACTTTATCGACGAATCAGATAGAAAACGAAATATTGGTAAGGTCGGGCGCATGTATATGTTTGTGTACGATCCGAAGGGAAAAGAAACTCTGCCATTCTACGACCGATTTCCTCTTATCTTTATGGTCGAGCCAGCAGAAGGCGGATTCTATGGAATCAACCTGCACTATCTGCCGCCGATTCTAAGAGCCAAGTTGCTCGACGCTCTATACGAAACTCAAGTCAATGGCGTTGTAGGAAACGAAACTACTAAGATGAAAATAACTTATAGGTTGTTGAAGTCTGCATCTAGATTTCGTTTCTTCAAACCTTGCTTCAAACACTATCTGTTTAAGCATATGAGATCTAAGTTTATCTATGTTCCGCCAGAAGAATGGGATATGAGTGTATTCCTGCCAACTGAACAATTCAAGAAAGCAACCAAAGAGAAAGTTTGGAAAGACAGCAGGAGCCAAGTATAATGTCTGGTTTTAGTATAACAGATTTCAACTCTAAGTTTTCTGGCATAGTTTCTACTGCTAATTTCTTAGCGAACTTTTCTACACCAAAATGTCTAAGGAATACCGACCAAGGTGCAAAAATGAGCGACCTGACATTCCTATGTCACACCGCTACTCACCCAGGAATTGGTGTCGCTACCCAACGAATCAATCGTTTCGGGTATGCAGGTGCATCATATCTGGTTCCGTATGCATCTGTTCTAGAAGACGCAGTGGTGTTTGACTTTTATATTAGAGCCAGTGATGTTCTACCTGTTCAAGTATTCAACTATTGGATACATCAGATTGTCGGTGTTCCAAACGACATAACTCTGCTGAGCAAAAACGCAGGAGAAACATTAATGCCAGGACAAGTAGCATATAGAGATAGCTACACTAGTACAGTAGAAATTGTTTCTTATGATTATGAATCTAATCAACTGATTAGAACTACTTTGTCTGGAGCGTTTCCAACTAGAATCTCTGAATTGCAAACAAGCTGGGTTGAAGGAGACATAGCCAAAGTACAAGTCACAATGGCATATGCTGGCATAAAAGTTAGAGCAGAAGTCGTTGCAGACGGAGAGCAACCAGTCAGTTCTTCGGTTAGAGGTTCTACAGATCCTGACGCAGAACAATACCGCGCTGGAAAACGAGCCAAAGAAGATAAAATTCAACAATTAACTTCTTCATTAGACAAGCTGCTCGGTCTCAATAGTACGTTTGATGCAAAACAGTTCTTTAATTCTTCTGTCTCAGACCAGCTAAATAGATTGTATAATACTGGAAGTGTTCCAGGAAATATCCAAAGCCAAGGCATACCAACTTAATAATTAAACAAGGTGAAATATAATGTTACCAAAAATTAAACAACCAATCTTTACCATGACTATCCCTTCTTCAAAGAAGTCAGTGAAGTATCGTCCATTTACAGTAGCTGAAGAAAAGCTATTGATGATTGCTAAAGAAAGCAATGAAGTAGCCGATATCGTAAACGTGTACAAACAGATTATCAATAACTGTGTTGTTGATGACGTGAATGTGGATAAACTAGCTTACTTCGATCTAGAATACATTTTCTTGATGCTAAGGGCTAAGTCGGTTTCCAATATCGTTGACTTACAAATCACTGATGATGAAGATAAACAATCATACATGGTCAAGTTTGATTTAGAACAAATTAAAGTTTCTGACACTAAAATTAAAGATGTGTTTGAGTTGTCAGATGGAACAAATATCAAATTGAAGTACCCTTCCTATGGCGACCTATCGAAGATTTCTTCTGTAGAAGGCGCAGGTTCTGCGGATATGTTGACTATCATTAGATCTTGTTTAGAACAGATTATTGTCGGCGAAGAAGTATTTGAACTATCGGAATACGGAACTGCCGAGATCGATGACTTTATCTTAAGCCTTGGATCTAAAGATCTACTAAAGCTACAAGAGTTCTTTGAGAATCTACCTAAAGTTTATGCTGATATCAACTATAAGCGAAAAGACGGAACAGAAAAGACTATTAAATTAGAGGGCATGCAAAGTTTTTTCGGATAACGA